CACAGCAACCGGTTGATCGTAGGCTGAATGATAGCCGGCCCTACATGCTGCTGCTGGCGCGCCTCGATAATGTCGATCCAGTTGTCGTCATCCTGGCTGCTGGCCAGTTCGCCCCGCTCGCTGCCCACCAGTTTGCGCATGGGGATACCGGTCGCAGCGGCGATGAGCTTGAGAATGTTGTCGACGGCGCCGGTGGGGTCCTGCAGACTGCCGGCCAGCGTGGTTGTCTCGTAGCCGTTCATCTCTAGGAAGCGGCGCAGGCCGTGGACAAATTCGTCCATCTGCGCCTCGCGCTCGTCCGCGCCGAAGTCGTCCGCCTCGTAGCCATCCTTTGTCGAGAAGATGTATCCCGGCTGCATCTGGGTCCAGCCGCCCTCACCGGTTGCCGCCATGACCTTCTCTAGGTCGATCAGCCGATTCCACGCCGCCTCCAGCCGCGGCGATCCAAGCAGGTCGCTGGTGAGCACGTTGTCCGCCACATGGACGCAGCGGGTCCAGTGCGCATCGAAGGTCGTGAGGCTGCCGGATTCGTTGCGGTCTGTGAGCTGATAGCGCAGCGGCCGCCCGTAGCGCGGCGACTGGCGATCCGTCTCGTAGAGCATGACCTTTGCCGACCCCTCGTCGAAGACGCTGGCAAACATGAGTCCGTTGGCGTCCGCCAGGCTGCCGGCCTCGGCTGGCTCCTCCGGCGCCCTGCCGTCGGCGAGGCCCAGATAGAGCACGCCGTACTGGCCGATACCGCTGATCTGGTCCAGCCTGGCCAGGTAGTGGGCCAGCCCGCGCTTGGTCTCGGCATCGTCGGCGCCGCCCTGGGCGACTCGCACCCACTCCGCCGTAAATGGCGTGTCGTCCTTCCCTGTCGCCTCGTCGAGGCCGTCAAGCACCGACGGCGTCATGCGCCAGGTCTCGCCGGCCACCAGGTTGACGATGCGCCGCGCCACGTCCTGACGTAGGTAGCGCGCTAGATACTGCTGATAGTCGATGGCCTTGTCGTAGCCGGCCGCCTCGTAGATGTCGCGGCGCTTATCGCCACCAAACGGCAGCGCCAGCCGCTGTGCCATCTGGTAGCGGTCACCCAACGTGCTCTGCACCCGCAGCCGGCGCAGCCTGCTTGTGCTGATCGTCTTCTTGTTCATCTATCTCACCTTTGCTACCTTTTTGGCAGACGCCAACTTGTTGTATCCGCCGGCGCTGGCGTCCACCTGATCCGAAAATACGCCGTGCGGAAAGGCCGTCAATTCATCCAGATAATTGCTATTCCACGGCCCACGCACCAGCCGCACGTTTGACCCTGCGCACTGGGCCGCAAACGGTTCGGCGCGCGTCGCCTTGTCGCCGCTTACCGTTTCCTTGTAAACACGAAAGCCGGCCAGGTTGCGCACAGTCGCCTCTGCGCTTTCCTTGCCGCCCGATCCCGGCTCTTGTTCCATCCACACCAGCACCCTGCCGTAGCGCGCCGCGTCGGCCTCCGCTGTCTGCCGGATAACCTTCTCGCGCTCCAGGGCGCTGTACTGACCACGCACCACATGCTCGACGTAGACCACGCCGTCGGCGTCGCGTGCGATCAGCACTCCCGCCGTTGCCTTGCCGCCGTCCTTGGTGCCAGCCTTGTCCCAGTAGCGCACGCGCTTGGCGTCCGCCGGCGCAGCATCCACAATTGAGAACCATTCTCGCTGAAACATAGTCCCGGCGCGGGGCCGCGGGTGTTGCTGGAAGAGTGCGCCCCAGAAGTAGCCGCCCAGCCGCCGCTGATACTTGCGCAGTTTGGCTATCGGGTATCTTTCTGGACATAGCGCCTCCCCTGGTTTGCGCCAATCCGCTTCCACCGTGCAGGTGTCAGGGAATTCGAGCAGCTCATCTTCGCCATAGATGGCGGGCATCGACACGACATGCCAGCGCTCCGGTTCGTCGTCGCCGGTCGCCTCCTCGGACAGCAGCCACCCGGCCAGATCGTCTTCGTTCCAACGGGTCTGAATGACGATGATCGCCGCGTCCGGCTCCTGCCTGGTGTAGAAAGTCGAGCGCCACCAATCCTTCTGCTTCTCGCGTATCGTCGCCGACGCCGCTTCTTCTGCGTTCTTCAGGGGATCGTCGACAATTCCGCAGTTGTGCACGAGTACGCCATCTGCAAAGAAGTTGCTATTTCCTTCAACTTGGAGGTCATAGACGAACTTCGTTGCGATGCCAAGTCTTGTAACTGTGGAAATAGTGCCGATTTCCCAGTCCCGGTTTTGTGGAATGTCACGTGACACCCCTGGCATAGTGTAATCAGGTTGGAAGCCACATTGTTTGCTGGTTTCTGATCGATATGGTGAATAACCAATGTAGAGCGAACCTGTACGCCGCCCTGTCGATTCACCGTTTGTCGAACATTCTCGGCTCCGCAAACGGCGCACTTGTGTTCGTCTCGCTCCAGGATAAGCGGGCGCATCCTCTTGAACCATTCCGCGTAACTTTGCCCGTCCTTGTAATTGCTGTTGTTCTTGCCGCGCATCCGAAGGGAATGGCCGAAGTCCGCACACTCGTTCGAGCAATACTTCGTCTTGTGGGATGTCGGGCGAAACTCTTTCCCGCAAAACGGACATTCCCGATTTCCCAACACTCTTGTGTTTTCCCTGCGTCGCCTGTTGCACTCCGCGCAGTATCGGCTTGTTTTGGTTGCGGTTAAGGCGCCGCAATCTTGACATAGACGGTGATTCTTCACGGCGTGATGGCTTTGGCTGCATTCTACCGAGCAGTAAAGTTCCGTGCTTCCCATGCTTAGTGACTTTTCTACTGCGTACCGGCTTCTGGTGAATTCCTTTTCGCAAAATGCGCAGACCACCCGATACCGAATATCCTTCACCTCGCGAACGCAGGCATCGCACAGAGCATTGCGCCCTGTTTTCGTTCCGCAAATCAGGCACGTCTTGAAGTGGCGAGACTTGAATAACGGTTTCCCCTGGTACAAGAGCACCGGCCTGCCTGTAGCCCCGCTCAACGATATAGACAAGGTGGTCGGCAGTGCAACGCATTCGACCCCCACCAGAGAACGAGACTTCGACAAGAGGCTTTCCGGGTTGAATGGCAGTAGCGACGATTCGCCGCCATTCTGTTTCTTGCTTGTTGTGGTCATATGACAATATCCTCGGTAAAAGACCCCTTGACCGGCAAAGGGTTTCAATTGTCATTGTACCATATTCCGTAACAATAAGGGAGTCGCCCGGCAGGCAGTGAAAACCCTTTCCCGTAGCTGGGCCGCCGACGCCTGCCGCCCACAAACCGCCGCCCTCGCCCGTCTCCCAGTTTTCGACGCCTTCCACCGCCAACGGTTCGCCGCTCGCTCGATAATATTCTCGTGCGTTGCGGCTCAGCGTGTAGGCCAGATCCGCCCCGTAGGACGCCAGGCCGACAAAGCGCTCCGGGTGGCGATAGAGGTAGTAGGCGCTAAACAGCCGGCTGACCGTCTCGCTCTTGCTGTGACGTGGCGGCCAGAAGACCATCAGGCGCTTGACCCGATCGTCCGCCACCGCCTGCAGCACGTCGATCAGCACTTCCGTGTGGCGGTAGAACTGATAGCGCGGGTTGACGCGGCGGATAAACGTGCGGAAGGAAAGCCGGCGCTTACTCCTCCTCTTCCTCTTCGTCGTCGGGAAGCGCTTCAAGTATCCTGAACGTTTTATCCGAGATGACGCCGAAGAGAACAGCGATCTCGGAAGCTGGCTGCTTTCTGATCCAGTCTTCATCTTGAATGGCGATCGCCATCATCTTCGTTGCATTCAGTTGCGCTTCGAGGTTGTCGATAATCAGATCGCCGATTTGCTCGCGTCGGTTTTCTTTTTTTGGGTCGCGAAGTTCGCGACCCCCCCCCTCTGCGGCCCCGGAAATTGGCGCTAAATCTACGTTTCGGTTGACCCAAGACGATACCGTACCCTTCGGAATGCGATACTCGCGGGCTACGGCGCTCATAGATTGGCCTTCGAGCACCGCGGCAACCACTTTTGCGATCAGATCGGGGTTGTATTGGCTCATTCGCTCACCTCTATTGCGCAAGGGGGTCGCGACCGTCGCGACCCCCTCTGATGCGTCAATTTACTCATGTAGAGCCACGTTGATAGCGCCTGGGGGTCGCGAGGGGTCGCGAGGGGTCGCGACCCCTCGCCTCTCTATGCGCCCCATCGTGACAATCCCGACACAGCGCCTGCAGATCGCCCAGCAGTTCCCGCCCGAATCGCTCATAGGTCAAATGATGCACGTCGAGCGGCCCACGCCGGCCGCAGCACTCGCACCGCCAGCCGGCTCGCCGCAGCACCTGCTTGCGCAGCAGCCGCCACCGCTCCGAGCGCAAATAGCGCTGATAGCGATAGCGCCGCCACGGCCCGCCGAGCATGCGCCCGATCTCGTGGCGGTCGTACAGCAGCGCGTATAGCGCCAGAATCATCGCCAGTAGGGGAACGGCCAGACAGAGCACCGCGCCGCTATTGCCCATGGGCCACCTCGCCCGGCGCAATCCACCGCCCGCCAACTACCTCGATGCCGGCGGCCCGCCCCTCGTGACGGCGGATCAGCCGCTGGCCCTCCAACCTGGTGAGGTAAAACGAGACCAGGCTGTTGGTTGAAAAACCGCACGCATCGGCGATCTCGCTCATCGTCGGCGCTAAGCCGTCATGCTGCCGCTTGAAGCCGACGATAAACGCCAGCACCTTCGCATCGTTGGCCGACAGCCGCGCCACCATGTGGCCGTTGTCCGGCTCGCTCGGAGGTGGTGACACGGTGTCACCACCTTCCCTTACTTGGTGTTCAGCCATTGGCGCATCATCTCCCCGACCTGGTTGCCGAAGCGGGTCAACAGCCAGACGACCAACGCCACCGCCACGATGCCGCCCAGCAGTGCGCCCAGCGCCACCCAGCCCAACGTGGTCACTGCTGCGCGTTCCGCTTCAGATCAAGCGCCGCCTCGATCATGGCGCGCATGCGCGCGGCATCCAGCTTCGGGAAGATCGTTGCTAGTTGCGTGGTCACCCAATCGAGCTTGGCGTTGCCCGGCTGTTCGGCCAGCATCTGATCCGCCGCCCGCACAAACATCTGCGCGTACTGCCACTGCTTCTGCTCGCGCAGCCAGCCCAGCACCGCCATCACGAACACCCAGAGCGCCACCACGGCGGCGCCGGTAGCCAGGCTGGCCACGGCATAGATTGCCTCTTGCGGGATTGCTTGCATGGAACCTCCAGAAACGAAAAGAGGCGCACGTCTCCGTAGTGGAGAAGTGCGCCTCGCTGTCGAGTACGCTATATCGGTTGCGGCTGTTTGACTTCGGAAATTCCGAAGTCAGTTCATTTCATTCCTGCCGGATGTGAATTACTTCCGGCGGCAACTCTATCATTGCTGCCCGCCAGGACGGATCGATATGTACGATGACCTTCCGACCGCCCTGCTTGCCGGGCCGCTGGCGCAGTGCTTGCAGCGCCTCGCGCATCTCGGCGATGATCTTCTCAATTACATCCGTGCCGTCGCCGTGTGCGCTCATCTGTTCTATCGTAGCAGAACGCGCGCGCGACGTCAACGGATTGGGTGAATTCGCACATCCGGTCTATTGACAAGGGAAGTATAATTGGCATTATCTCAAAGCAAATTGACGGGCGGAGCCTCATGAGTTACCAGACACGTTACGAACTATATTCTGAAATCGAACAGGCGAGGGGTATCCCCCTTATTGTCTATGTTACCAGTTTACGCCAGGGCGCTAGTGGTCAGATTGCGCCCGACGTCATCTCTGAATTTATCAGGCAGATTCGCGACGTTCCCACATCAGAGACCAAGATTGATCTATTGGTGGTAAGTAATGGCGGAGACCCAATTGTTGTTTGGCGTCTTGTCAATCTATTGCGTGAACGCTTTGAGCAATTCAATGTGCTATTGCCGTACACGGCCTACAGTGCGGCTACCCTGCTGGCCCTTGGTGCCGACAGTATCGTGATGCATCCTTTTGCGAGTCTTGGCCCAGTCGATCCACAACTTACATCAACACGACAGAATGAAGGTCGCCCGCCAGAAACAAAGCAATTCGGCTCCGAGGACTTAGCCCATTATCTATCTTTTGTAAGAGAAAACGTGGGAATTACCGATCAGGGTCAACTTCAGAGCGCATTTGAGTTGTTGTGTCGCGATGTCGGCGCCCTGGGTATTGGCAGGGCGAAACGTAGTTCCCAGCTTATGCTTTCGCTCGGCGCAAAACTGTTGTCCTTGCATATGGGCGACAAGAACGAGGCTCGGACGATTGCCGAATCTCTTAATAAGTCGTACTATCATCATGGTTACTCTGTTGGAAGACGGGAGGCGCAGGAATTGCGGCTTGCTGTAGAATCCCCACCACAAGACGTTGAGCAGCTTATTTGGAGGGTGTGGGAGGAGATGGCGGAAGAAATGGAATGTGACACTCCGTTCGATCCGCTGGCGATGGCTTTTAGCGATCCAGAAGCGGCGCGCGCTTTGGGCGCCGTGAACCAGTTAACGATACCTACCAATTTGCCGCCCCAGGTTATGCAGCAAGTATTAAACCAAATTCTTCAGCAACCTATTGTTCATCCTGTAGTTCCGGTTGCCTTCGACGTCTTCTATGCTGCTGTCGAAAGTCGCCATGGGTATAGCCACTTTCATCAAAAGGGAGACATTCGGGCGTTACGCCTTCCAGATATGAACATCCAGGTTAACGTCAGCGCCAAAGGACAAAAGTGGTCATATACGCCCAACGTTAACTCGAGTGAGAGCAACGATGCGTGAAGGAGGTAGCATCTCTATGAGCAATTATTCGACTATCACGAATGAATCTATGCTAAGAGCCATTGGGCCATTTAGGGAAACGCTTACCTGGCAGGCAGATGGCAACTTTTTGACCCAGATGCAGGCCAGGGCCATATACACTCAACCATTCGGTGAACCACAGCAGGCCGAAGTTGCGTTTCCTATCCATTTTGCCGTCCAGCAAGAGCTGCTAGATTCAGCCTATGCCACTATGCTTGCCAGTGAAGCGGTCTTGGCGCAGGCCTGGGATACCCCCGAAGATGATGCCGCATGGGCAGATTTGTAAAAGGCGAAGTAGTAGTCGTTCCCTTTCCGTTCTCGGACCTTACGGACACAAAGGATCGTCCGGCTCTGGTCGTTGCTCAATTGCGCGGAAGCGACCTGATTCTTTGCCAGATTACCTCCGTAAATCGCGGTGACGAATATTCTATCACCTTGTCCGCATCGGATTTCGTTTTCGGTTCGTTGCCTGTCGCGTCCTTTATTCGCGCCAATCGTGTATTCACTGGTGACTCAGGCCTAATCAAGCGCACCGCTGGTCGCGTCTCCCAAAAGAAGCTGCAAGAAGTGATAGACAAACTCGTGGAGATACTGAATAGTCAAACCTAGCCGACCAAGCGATGCGGCCTAGGGACGCGCGACTCCCGCCGCCATCAATAACATCTTTGACCCGAAAGGAGCACCATGTCTCGTGTCCTGCCCGTCCTCATCCTGGCCGGCCTGCTAGTCCTGGCTTTCGCCAGTATCGCCCACGCCCAGACCGCCACGCCGACACCGAAGCCGCTGCTGCCGGCGCCCACCAAAGCGCCTGTAGCGACTATTGCGCCGACCGCGCCGACGCCGCCCGCTGACTACGAAGCGCAGGCGCTCGAGCAACTGGGCAATCTGCGCGCCGTGGCCAGCGACCTCTATCTCGTCTCCGGCGTTCTTACCGACACGGTAGATAGCGCAATCTCGATTTTGACAAACGAACTTCGCCCCTTCGCCAGCGACGTGACGCCGCCGTCAATTAGCATCAACTCGCCGCGCTGTGCGGATTCGTAAAGCGTCTCGAAAATCATCATTTCACCTTTACCTGCTACTGTGCCAGGCGCCCTCTTGCACCGCCCGCCGCTGGCAACAGAAACGTTCTGCGTCGGTAAGCGGTGCGTTCAGCATCCTGGACCCCGGCCACCCTTTGTTGAGGCTTAACGGATGCAGCAGGCCGAAGTGGTCTGCAACGGCGTCCCAGGAGCCGAATGATTCGACAAGGAACGCATCGGACACCGGTTTGTCAGTGCGGCGGCGGAATACGCTGCGATTGACGGCGCGCCCGTTGCCGTCGTCAATCATGGTCTTGAGTTGCGCCACAAGTGCGGCATTGTGCAAGCACGCATGTTCGTGCCGGTCGATGTGCCTGCCGCTGAATTCGACGCCGCAGTGCCGACATTTGTACATGTCCACTATTGCACCTCCATTGTCATCTGTTCTGCCTGCGGTAGTGTCGGTGTGTCGAGAATCAGGCGGGGCTGCGCTGCTGCGTCGGCGCATCTTTTCGCAGCGATGGCGTAGTATTGTTCATCCAACTCAATCCCGATTGCGTTGCGGCCCTCCAGGATGGCGGCGACGATTGTGGTGCCGGAACCGGCGAACGGGTCAAGGATGGTACCGCCCGGTGGGCAAATGGTTTTGACGATGTACCTCATCGTGGGCAACCATTTTTGAGTAGGATGGTCAACTTTTTCGTCTCTCCGTATCCCGAACCTGTAACTGTCGTAGGTCATTACGTTAGAGCGCTTTGCTGATTGATCGCCAAACCATGCGCCTTGCTTGTATCCGTACATCGCAAGCTCAAAAGCGGATGGCCACCAATTACCGGGCATTGGCGGCGGGGCGCATAGCTTTACTTTTGCCCACGGTTTCGGCGTGAAGCCTTGCGCCCGCGCCGCCCGCGCTATTGTCCCGTAGTGTTCGGGATCGCAGAACATATGGAACGCCATCGCGCCAAGCCCAAGCGCCAAGTCCATCGCCTGGTATACCATTTCGGGAACATGATCGCCGTCAAATGCGAATTGCATTCTGCGGAAACCGTAAAGCGAACTTTCGCCAAACTGGTTGACTATTCCATAAGGCGGGTCGGTAATCACGGCATCCACCTTGCCCAGCTTCGGCAGCACGTCAAGACAATCGCCGCAAATGAGTTCGTAGCTCACGCTGCCACCTTGCTACCTTTCCGCCGTCTCTGGCGTGCATCCTGTTTCTGTTGCGTCTCTGCGGCGGCGTTGCGTTTCCACGCTGGCCATTGCGCCGCTGCGAGCCTGTCGAAGTCCGTTAATTCCGCATCGTCCACATTTGCCGTCTGAGTAGGCTTCACAAAACGCCGTGTGGACGCCGTAGCAGGCGCAAGGTGCAACGAAAGGATGATTGCAGCACGCTCATCTATTGCGGCTTGCCATAGCGCCGTGTAAGCGCCGCCGCTGCCGATGACACGGCCATGCTGCACGTCCAGGCTGATGCCGGCAGCGAGTGCGTTGGCGACGAACGTTCGCACCCGGCGCTCTTCGTCGTCTGACTTGGCTTGCAGCACGTCGTAACTCAGTGACAAGGCGGCGCCGAGGCTGGCAATGAGTGCGTCAAGGCGGCACACGGGCACCGTCCATATTTTCGCTTTGCCGTCGAAATTCCAGCCGGGAATGGTTTTCAGCTTTTCGTTCACCGTCTTGTCGAAAGCAAAGTCTAGGCGAATGGCGGCGGGTGGAAGTAGGGTTGCGGTGATGGGAGTCATGGGAGCGCCCGCCATGATTCGATGACGTTTGGGCGCATCGGCTTAACGTGCCATTTGCGCAGAACGTCTTTCACCTTTTCTGCATCTGTCAAAATCCATCGTTTGTACGGGTATCCTTTTTCGTCTTTCCGCCCAGAGTCAACGCCTTCAACCGCCCCGGCTTCGGCCATCTTCTTGAACATTGCCGCCATCTTATGATTGCACCTTTCATTTCCGCCGATGAACTGGCGAACACTCATCACGTCAACCGAACGATTAACCTGTAGGCTGCGTGCAACGGTAAGTGCAAAAAATGCGCCCATGACGGTATCTTTAGCGTCCACTTGGTAAAATGTTTGGTTGCCGTATATCCCCATTTCGCGATACGGCTTTATCGCTATCAGGTGTGGCATCGCCTGTCGAGTGCAGCACCACAGTCTTAAGCGGGGTTGCTGTGTCACCAATTTCAATCTCAAGGATGAACCCATAGCGTTTCATACTCCAGTCTAGGTTTGCTTTTTGCTTCAATGCGTCTCGCCCAAACCACCAAAACACGTCAATCCCCTGGCTGTTGTAATCCTCAGTGCGCGCCGTCAAATCTTCCACGCTTATGGCCGCTAGTTGCGCCTCGTGTGCAACCTGCCATCCACCAGGGAAGGTAAATAGCACGTCGGCTATGCGCCATTTGGCGTTTGTCATTCCAGGTATGTAGACCTCAAGATCGCCCGGTGCGTCGAGGTACTCCTCAAACCATTCCGACGTGTGATCTCTGATTAGCTCTTTAGCGTCTCTGTGTTCCTGCGTTTCCCCGGCAGAGTAGATGGCATACGGGCAATCCTCACGCCCCGGCATGTGGGCAAAATGATGGCGCTTGACCGCGCCCGCCTTAATCATCATCGGATGGTCGCAGACTGGGCAGACCATATCGGATGATAGCAATTCGCTGCGTGGGTCTTTTATCCGTGTGATGTCGATTCGTTCTAGGGTGATTCTGCTTTTGGCTATGAATGGCATGGTATGCCCTCTGCCAGTCCAACCGTCCTATCATCCAAGCCGCCGTACAGGTTGTGCTGGTCCCACAAGTCCCAGCGCAGCGCCGCCCGTTGCGCGTCAGTACAACAAGCCTTCAGCCTGGAAACCGTCAAGAAGTAGGCCAGCCGCCCAGAGCGCAGCAAATCGTTGGCATCCATCCCGCCCGGCGATGCGACCGCAACCGCGCCCGCTATCTGCGCCGCCCACTTTTGCGCAATGTCTGGTTTGTCCATCCAGACGACGCAGGTGCGAAAAGTCGCGGCGTACTCTAGCGCCGCTTTGGGAATGATGGCCGATTCGCTGCCGGTACTCAGTACGTCCACATAGCTATCCCGCGCCGCCTGCCAGATTGACATCGCATTGATTTCGCCCTCGCAAATGACCAGCGTCCGCAAGTGTTCCGGCCCGCCGCACAATGTCTGCCCGCCGTACATGGCCCCGGCAAACTTGCTGCCTGGTTCGCTGACAATCTTCGGGCCGTCTGCCGGTTCGATGAAGCGGTATCGAATCGCCTGCAACTTCCCGCCCCGATACCACGGGATGACAATCGCCGGTCTATCGTGGAATGCACCGAAGCCAAGCCCGAATTCTGCCCACGTTGCAGAGTCCAAACCGCGCCCGCTCAGGTACGCCGCGCCCGCATTGTCACCCACCAGCAGCGCCATAATCGCGGCGTCGAGGATAGGCTGCGCCTTTGCCCGCCATTCGTCTGTTTGTGGCGCCGGTGTAGAAGGCTGCGCAGGTTGCGCCCGTGCCGGTTGTGCGGGAGTCTGCCGCGGCGCGCTGGTTGCGTCTCGCTTGACACCCGTCAGGATGGACACAGCATCGTCAAATGTCACGTTTGATGTGTGCTGAATCCAAGAGATAGGGTCATGCCATCCATGCCCGCCTGCGTCAATCGGCTTGCACTGTCGGCAAAACCAGCCATCCGCTTTGACGTGAAGCCGGTCAGTGCCGCCGCACTTGGGGCACGGTCCTTGCCACTCCTGCCCCGCGGCGCGCTTGAGTTCAACCCGCTGCATTGCCAGGTCGACCACGTTGACGCGCTTGGCTTGGCTAACAGCATCCGCCCATGCTGAATTCACCTGCGGCGCTGGCCGTCTTTGCGTTCCCTTTTGACTTGCTCCTAGTACACCCGGTGAGCCGATCATAATCCCCCCAAAAATTCAATGTCATGGCCTTTATCACGGGGCATACACCTATATAGTGTATGTATGCCCGTGACAATGAAGGTTGCGCCCGTGACAAGCCCGTGACAAGCCCGTGACAAAGAAGTTTTATATCTCCAAAGCCCCGTGACAATGCCCGTGACAATACTCAATTCTTTGTCACGACCCCCCCCGTGACAAATGGTCATTGTCACGGGGGGGGTCGTGACAAAGAATTGCCAGTGAAAAGCATCGAATGAAATCATACGAGTAGATACTCCAGACTCTTTTGGTTGCCCCGGCGCATAAGTTGCCCGGCTTCCGCCATCTCACGCATAAGCCCGTAAATCTTATTTGTGCCGGCTGGCTTGCCGCCAGGTTGCGCCGCCATCCTATCGCGCACCAGTTGCAGAACATCCTTCGCAGACATCCAGCCGTTGCCGCGCAATTCGTTTTTGATGTGCTGCATCACGGCCATATTGACGAGTTGCTCAGGGTTGGCGGTAGACTTTGCCCAGAATCGCCCGGTGTAGAGTTGTTTGGTGTCTGGGAAATGCTCGAATGTCCAGAGTGCGCCGAACGTCTCGAAGTCTTGATAGTCTCTAACCTTCGTCGGGGTAATCAGGACGGCATCTTCTCTTCCGTTGCGTTCTACCAGTAGCGCCAGATCGAGCATAGCGTTAATGCTTGAATGGCCGCGCAGCGTCTCGCTTTTGCTTGTGACGCCTGCCGCCAAACCATTCGACTTGCGTTGGTGATGGATGATAATCACGGCGCTCTGCGTCTCTTCTGCCAGCACACGGAACCTCGAAAGTACCTGCGACATTTGCCCGCTGTTTTCATCCACGGAGCCGGACACGAGCGATAGGTTGTCAACCAGGATGAGCCGTGAGCCGTGGCGCTTGACCCATGCTATAACTTGCAGCATCTGCGAGAAGTCCGAAGCGTCAAGCCAGGGGTTTGGCATTGATACATAGCGGAATGGTGTAGAGCCGTCCAGGTTGTGGCCCCGTCCGATGGCGCCTACGCGTTCGGATGTGCGGCGCGGCCCGTTGTCGAAGTCTAGCCACATGACCGGCGCTTGGTTGGTCTTGAAGTTTGCGCCCGGCCCATATCCGCCCGTGTCTGGCAATGGCTCAAGCCACGGCACACCAGCCGCCACGCATAGACCCATGTCAAGCAGAACCATTGACTTGAGACTGCCCGGCCCACCGTACATGATCGACAACGATGGCAACGGCAAAAGCCCGTCAATAACAAATTCTGTCGGTTCAATCTGCTTATATGCGTCTCCGAGGGTTGACGCATTCCACGAAACCAAGTCGCCTATTTCGCGCTCTGCGTCAATGTCGGCTGACGTTTTTATGCTGTCGTCAACCAGCCGGTTGAAGTCGTCGTCTGAGAAGTCTGCCATTTCTTACTCTGCCGCCTTTCGTGGCGCAATGCTCATCTCTGGCCGCTCGTCGTCAATCCAGCGAATGGCGTAGCGGATGAAGTCGCTTACGTCCAACCCGTAAACATCCGCCAGCCTCTTGACGTTCTCGAGTTCGTCTTTGGATACACGGATTTGTAGCCACTTTGTTCGCTGCCGTTCGCCAGTATTCGCACTCATTTGTATCCCCTGTCAAAGATAATCGAAACTCAACCTGTAATAGATTGTATATCATATCTGATAGATTGTCAATCAAAAAATAGAGCCGATTCACTCTATCTCATTGTCATATGCCCACATCGCGGGCATGTCTTTTAGCAGGTATGCACCCTTTGCCGCTTGCCCGCGCAACCTACCCAGCCCGGCTGCGGCTGCTTCAGCATCGCCCGCCTCGAGAGCGGCAAACACGACATCGGCCAAATCTCGAATGGACAGGAAAAGTGCGACTGATTCAATCCTGCGTTGCTCCGCTTCTTCCGGCCATCTCTTGCGCTTCGCGTTCATAGATTGCCCTCAGATTGCGCCGTGATGTGCGCGCAATGTCCAGCCAAGCCCAGCGCAGCACCATCGGCATTGCGCCGGCAGCATTCAGCAGAAACAGGTCAACGGCGTTGACGCTGCCCAGTAGCGCAACCAACAAGATGACAAGCATCTCGCCAAAGCTGAAAGCCAGCCATGCGTAACGGTCGGTAAACAGGATGCCCATGCGGGTTGAGAGTAGGAGTGCATATAGAGCCGACAAGCACAGGATGATTGGTATCGCTAAAGTCATAGTCATTTTGGCAACGCTCCGATCCGATTCGTGCTATGGTTGTAGTGTGCAGGTTTCCGTTCCTGTCTCTTCGTGACCGCCGTTTCAGCGGCGGTTTTCATTTCCGCAACCTGAACATGGTGCATAATGGTGATATCAATCTCAAACCTTCCAACGAGAAACGAGAATCCCATGATCGCCATTACCCAACCTCAGACCCGAGAGGTGGATGCCGCCGCATTGCCTTTCCTCATTGAAGATTTCCTGAAAGCGAAAAGTCGCACAATTGCAGCCACCAGCCTCGAAGGATACCGGCAAGACCTTGCACCATTCATTGTCTGGTGGAAGGCACGCAGCAATACCATGCTCACCGATGACAGCTTTACGGAGATGACAGCATGGATCGAATCCGACTACCGCAACGGCTTCGGGCAGCCGGCCAGCACGCAGGTGATTTGGCGCTGCACAAAGCGCGTGCGCCAGTTGCTTACCTGGGCGCACGACAAAGGCTACATTCCCATCAGCTTGACGGACATGTGCCCTTTGTACCCCGATCCAGGACGGGAGAAATACTTTCCAGACTCCGACGACATCACCGCACTGCTGGCAGCGTGCGCCGGGGAGAATCGCATCCGTGATACGGCGCTGATTCTGTTTGCCACGGCCACGGGCGCCCGCCGCTTCGAGATTGCCGCCGTCGAGGTTGAACACGTTGAATTTGACACGCCGGTGACGAACCTGGACGTAAGCGCCAAGCACACGGGATTCGTGCATCTGCGCACCGTCAAGCGCGACACCAGCGGCAGAATGAAGCCGCGCTACAGTATGTTTGATTCTGCGACTGGGTTGATTTTGAAAGCGTGGATCAGGACGGCGGGCATAGCGGCGGGGAGCCTGTTCGGGTTGACTGACAACGGGATTCAACTTATGGTCAGGAGAATCGGCAAAGATGCTGCACTGCCGCGGGCGCATCCTCACGCATTTCGGGCTGCGCTGATTGACTACTGGCGTGAGGTCAACGCCACTAGCGGCCCGATGGCTGATATAGCACTTAAACTGCAAGTCGGTCATAGTTTGCGGGGCAACTCCGATGTGACAATGGTGTACCAAAACCTTGCCGATTGGCGGCGCAATCGGGAAAGGATACGGGTACACTACCGCTCACCCGTCGAGTTACTTTCGCTTGACTGGGCACGGTATCCGGTACACATCGGGTAGGCTTTTCGACTCAGACGCTAATTCCCAAAAAGCGTTTGTGAAGAACGGTCTACCAGATTTTGTTTTAGCGGGTGTAGCCTAGTGGTCAGGCTCTGGCTTCCCAAGCCAGCTACACGAGTTCGATCCTCGTCACCCGCTCACAACCGACGAAACGCCCAAAGCCATAGGCAATGGAGCGCATACCCCGTCGCAGAATCGTCAGTTGCATATAGTCTAGTGCGCTCTCAGTATCGAGCCGGTGGCGCACGGGACAACGAAAAAAGCTGTGTCCGATTCGGGCGCGGCTTTTTCTTTGCCGCGCCCAAACCGCTACACAGCCGCTAGTGCAGTCTGTGGAACACGAGCGGTTTGGGCGACCACAAGAGGGGACGGGTAGCCGTCCGCGCTGATTAAATCGGCTGGAGCGCATTCGAGCGCTTCGGCCAATTTGCCTAAAGTTCGGCTATTGAATTCCGCACCGTTTAGGATGCGGTAAAGTGTCGCCTCCCCGATGTCACTCCGCGCTGCAACATCACGCAATGTTTCATCACGCTCTGCCAGCAACGTTTTCACAAACCTACTATTAATCTTCACAGTCATCGAATCACCTCCCTTTCTATCATACAATACACCGTCTCCGGTTGATTGTCAATCAGATATGAATGATTTTTCGATATTGATAGTTGACACCGTCTATCATTCGTGATAGAATCTTACATAGATTCGATTGACGGACAATCATTAGGGCGTGATTGTAACCGAGTGACAGAGGAGACGCAGAGATGAACGAAACGCAGACAGTGCAGCAGATGGTGTGGGTGGTAGCGCCGGTGTCGGACTGGCAGACGGGGTTCAACCTGTACGCCGCCGGGATGCCGGAAAGCGCTTGTCAGAACATGCCGCAGACTGCCGGATGGTGGGCAGCGCTTGACGCCGAAGCCTCCTGCGCCGTCTGCGATGTCATGGGCGCAAAGGGACGCAGCGCCGCAGAGATGGACATGGTTTTGGATGATTGCCAGTCGGCGTATGACTGGCGCTATGGGTTATAGGAGGAGATGAAATGACTACCGCACTTGCAACACGAGCCGACATTAACGAAATTCAGCAGGTCGCACGTCTGCTGGCCATGTCCAGCTATTTCGACGCCAAAGGCAACTCTGAGCAGGCCATTGCGCAGATGGCAACGAAAATTCTGGCCGGTCAGGAGATGGGCTATGGTCCCTTCGCATCGGTGCAGGGTATCCACGTTATTCAGGGCAAGCCGGTCATGTCGGCCAATCTCATGGCCGCCGCTGTCAAGGCAAGCGCCCGCTACGACTTTCGGGCGAAAATCACCGATGACGCTGTGACCATTAAGTTCTTTGAGCGCATCGGCGGCAATCTTGAACTCCTCGGAGAATCCACTTTCACGAAAGAGGATGCGAAAGCCGCCGGTACTCAGAACATGCAGAAATACGGGCGCAACATGATGTACGCCCGCGCCATGTCCAACGGCGTCAAGTGGTACTGCCCTGACGTGTTTTATGGCAACGCCGTCTACACGCCCGATGAGCTTGGTGCCGCAGTGGATGCCGATGGCAACTATGTCGAGACGACATACACGACTGTCACCGAGGTTACACCGACGAATGGCAACGGCAACGGCAAAGCCGCCGTGTCGCCTGAAGATGCTGCCGCCGCCGCAATCATTTCAACCTGGCAGGCGCCGCAGGATGCGTTCCAGTGGAGCATCGACATCGGCGCTTGTGCGGCAATGCAGCACGCCAAAAACGCATTTGAGAAGGTCATCAAAGACGGCTTTGGCGGGAAGTTCAAGACATCGAATGCCGCTGAAGTGTACGCAGCCTTCTACCATGACCGGCTGAAGGCTGCGGCAGAACGTGCGCAGGAACCGGCCATTGACAAGCCGCTAGACGTTAGCGACGTGACAGAGGCCGAAGGCGCAGCGCTGTTCGCATGACACGCATGGACGTTGGGACGGCAATTCTCGCAGCGCTTGCCCTCGTGGCGCTGCTCATTCTGGAGGTAGCGAGATGACAACACCTGAAGAATTGGCGGTATGGCTGAACACGGCGAAATACGAAGTACCGGCTACGGCCGTAGAGTCTGCTATTGCAGTCTATCACGCCGCAAGTGCAGCTAGTGATGAGTTTGCAGCCGTGAAGGATGCGGCCAAGCAACTCATTCAGGATGTGATGACGGAGACTGGGCAGACGGCATACAGCACGCAAGCGGGCAAGGCGAGCATTACGGCGCCATCGCAGAGCGTCACGTATGACGCCAAAGCGATTGACATCCTGCTGAGAGACGACGCTGATTTGGCGCTTCGGTTGTCGCCTTACCGCAAGGTTAGCGAACGGGCCGGGACGCTGCGCATCACGGCGGCAAAGTAACTCACGTTGAAAACAGCCGGGCCATGTCCGCCATTCGTTCTGGTGTGGTAACTGGCGACGGTGACTTGATTGTCAACTGGTAATTCTCAATCACGGAAGATTGCCCGGCTGTTTCATTTTGTAACGAGGTGACAACGATGGACGTAACAGAGTTGGTTGAGATGGTCAGACAGTCCAGGGAGCGCACGGCGGGCGTGTTGCCGTTGCCAGATGTGCCGGGATGCGTGGATTACGCCATCACCGAAGCGGGCGAAACGCTCGACGCCAAACTCCGCATGGAGCGCACAGGCGACAAGCGCAACCACGCCAAAGACGCCGACATGCGCAAGGAATGGGGGCAGACTGGGTACATGATTGCCAGTGCCATGATTCAGGTTGACGGTTGCCCGATGGAAGCAAATGTTTACGGCGGAACAATTCACACCGTGCTTTGGGCGCTGGCCATGTCGCGCATCACAGAGGATTTTGGCTATTTGGTGGATGCGCTTACGTATTGGGTTGGCGTTTGTTCCGTCAATCACTGGTCAGCCGCCGAACTTCTCACCGAAACCTGCGCAGCATTCGAGCGCAAGCACCTGCACACGGAGGCGCAACCATGACAGAGATTATTGTCGGTGCAAGACTGCAAGCCGCCCAAAAGGTCAAGGTCAAATGCCCGTACTGCGGCAATGAATTCGAGCTACTCGTGAACTTCGGCGCAGGGATGGCCATCGCCTATTGCGATGTTGACGAAACGCCTGGATGCGGCAAAGCATTCGCATACCTGACGCCTTATGTTGTGCCAGTCACAATTCAGTCGTTTTGCATCGAAAATGAGGCGCAACCATGAAACGAATCATCGTCATGCTGGCCATAGTCGCCAGCATCCTGGGCAGCACACCGGCGCAGGCGTACCCGATGAATTGCTACCGGATACCGCATGGCCAGATGTGCCAGAGTAGCACCACAGGCGCACCAACGGCCCGCTGTGACGTTGGATACGGGCTTACAGCATCATTGACGTGTGAGAAGTTAGCGGCCCGCCCGTGGCAGCCGTATGGAGTGCAGCCATGACCGCCGCAGAGCAACGAGCAATTGAGTTGCTTCACGGCGCCGGCTACGCCATTTCTACCGGACCGGAATACCTACACCTGCGTGCAACCGTCGAGGCCATTCCGTGGCAAGCGCTGCTGAATCTCACGCAGCGGCCTGGGGTGGCGGTAGACCATGACATGGACTCCGTAGCGCACTTTTTGAACGAACATGCGCCGTGGGTGGGGAAACTGTAGACAATCATCCGTAATTCGGGCGCCGTGGTCACGTTGCGATGTTCGATGACGTCTCCTTTGCACGGTCAACGCCAGCCTGGGGCAACGCACAGGCTGGCAAGCCCACATGATGCGAACCACGCCTGCGGGCAACGCTGCAACGGACTTAGTGCCACACACAACGGCGTGTGAGCATCTTGGATTGCACCGTTTGCGAATCGCCCGCTGGCGTTGTCGATACATGAGGCGGTAGCAGTAGCGAGTATCCGTGACAACCTGCTGCGATGCTGCTACCGTCCATTTTCATGTTGTAACTGAGGTGACAGATATGGACGCTATGCTACCGATAACGATGGACACTGTACGGGCGATGCAAAAAGAAGCGAAAATCATGCGGACAATGTATGTCGAGATGCGTGATCGCTACGAAGAAATAAGTGAGCGCTATGAAGCAACTTTGGCTAAGTTGGCCGAACGTGACGCCGCTGTTGCCGCACTCGCACCCGACTGGAGCGAAGCACCGGAATGGGCGCAATGGTATTGCGTCGAGCCTGGCGACGCTACTGGGGCTGGTTTTGCCCGGTGGTGGGCGCACGATCCCGTTTTGAATGGCAAGGAATGGACTCCAACGATAGTTTTGGAAGGCGGGTATTCTGCCACGCTCTTTGCCGGGCACATCGACTTGTATCTCGGCATTGACTGGCGCTTGTGCAAGTGGCAGCGCCCTGTCACTGAGGTGACGAAGTGACCGAAACCGAACTAGCCGCCATCCTCAAGCGCAACCCAGAGATTGTAGTCACTCAGGATGCCGCACCAGCCGCCCGCCCGCCGATTCAGGCGACAACGGACACGGACAAACTGAGCGCAGATTTTGCCCGCATGTGGGATGACCTGGACGGGCCGCCGCTAGTGACAGAACTTCGCTTTCACGCAGAGCGAAAATGGCGTCTCGACTTTGCACACCCGGTTACAAAGACTGCCATCGAAATCAACGGCGGCGTGTGGTCAGGTGGCAGACACGTCCGCGGCGCAGGCTATCTTCGTGACCGCGAGAAAGTGAACGCTGCAACGCTGGCCGGCTGGCGAGTGTTTGAGTTGGGAACAGGGCAAGTGACGGCGCAGAACGTAGAACGAATCATCCGGCATATTCAGGAGGCGACAAAGTGAGACATCAACTGAGGCGAGATTTGCCGCCGTGCCATTGCGGTACACCGGCGCAACTGACTACCGATTTGTTTGGAAGCGCTGAAGTGTTTTGGGTCGAATGTTCTGATTACGATTGCTGGATCAGCGGCTTTACATCTGGCACGTTTGAAACTGAAGAAGCCGCCATCAATGAATGGAAGCGGCAGCACAAGGCGGTCGAGGTGCAACCATGACTGTCCACCTGATTACAAAAGACGCAACGCTCGACGACCTGAGCGCTTCGGACTACCGGGACATCTTCACGGAGATTCGTGAGAAGATGAGCCTAGACAAGTTTGTTGCGTTGTCTGGCAGTCTGTACAGCAAGGCGCAATGGGGCAAGTACGAACACGCCGCCGACATGACGCCAACCAGGGCAATGCGCAATGACCTGCGGCGCGCCGTGGGCATGGCCGAACTTCCGCCAACCGTGGCCGATGCCGTTGGCGCAGCCTCGCCGGATGCGTCGGTGTGGATGGTTGGCGAGGGTACCCCAGAGACGGTAATCATGGTTGGAAGTACGCCCGTGACGCTACACGTAAACGGCAGCGTTAGCGAGGTAGTCGGGAATGCCCATGTAACTAGGTTACATCGGGGTACACGGCGTCTTGTGCGCCCCGTGGTATCGGAATGCCAAAAGCAGCGTTTCGACGCCCTACGGGGCTTAAAATGGCGTGATGTGATTGACGCAGGATTAGAGCAATACGAAAGGATGGCAGCGGGATGAAGACAGCAAAGATGCTTGACCGTGTTCGTGAGTTGTGCGATTCGCAGGATGTGCTACCGACGATTGACGCAATGATGAAAATCTTTGGCGCAGACCGCAGTTCAATCACTGGGCGGATCGCAGACCTTCGGAGCGAAGGATACGATATCAAGATGCGCAATGGCCATTATGTTGTGCTTTCTCGCCCGTTGCCGCCTGAGCCAGAACCGGTAATCAGCATTGAGCAGGTGCTGAAAAACCAGGAACACGAAATTGAAGCGCTGCGCCTGACGCTTGAACGCTATCGCGACGCCATAGCAAGCCTGTATGGCCTATCCACGCAAAACGCACCTGGATACGCACAATGAAAACGCACGTTGACGGTGACGATTACACCTATTCGAGCGTGCGCTATGTTCCGGCGCAGACTGGCGCATTGCCGCTAATGACAGAACTGGAGAAGATGCAATCGGAGATTGACGCACTGCGCAAAGACGTGGAACATCTCAAGCTTGCCGTCCATCGGCTGCTGAATCCAGACGAGGTGCAACCATGACGCCGATCACATTTGACTGGTTTGCGCTCAGGGCCATGTGGTTTGCCTTCGGTGCGGTTTGTATGTTCGTGCTTCTGGTCCTTCTTGCGCCGGTGATTCTGTCCGGCAGACTTAGCCGACAAGAGGAATGGACAGACTGGAGCGTGTACAGCGAACCGGAACCGGAACCTGCGCCGAAATCAGAAATCGACATCATGTCCCAACTGGCAACAGAGCATGAGCGTGCAGACTTCTACCTGGGGCTGTATACCGACACGATGAAGAAAATGTAACTGAGTAGACAAACTCCCCGGCTGCGGTAGTGGCCACAACCGGGGATACAACAGGATGCGAGTCTACGGCGCATCCGCAGGAAGTGTAACACAAGCCGTAGCCGCAACGCTACGGCTTTTTGATTGTTGAGAGGTGACATAATGCAGGATGCGCAGATTGTAGAACAATCGAAACCAACACTCACGACGGGCAGCGTGTTCGCCGTGTGGCTGCAAAACTTCGGCGGCGGGCTGGGGGCGGCGGTGCTGGCTGGCGTGCTTGCCTGGCAGGTTGGCGCAGATGGCTGGGCGGTAGCACGCTGGGCCGCACTTGCCGGCGCGCTGGTATTTGGGGCGTTGATGGTGCTGCGCAGCGCCGTAGACGAAATCATTGACATTGCCGACTACCGACGCCTGATTGGTGATTTGGAGGCGACACGCACCGCTAACGCCGATCTGCGCGATACCGTTGCGGCGCTGCAACGCGACCTAATTGCCGCCAATGCTTACCTGACCGTCACAGACCACAGCGGCACTCGGCAAGTGCTGCGCAACACGCCAAGCGCCACGGCAGCGCCGGAAGTGCGGGATGCTCAGGAGTTGATTCGCCGTCACTTCTCCGATGGCAAATGGCCGGCGAAAGACAGAATGAATCGGCTGCTTGGATGGCCGTCGCCACGCTGGTTTGCAGCGCGTGATGTGCTGGCTGCGCACGGCATCGTTGCCAAAGAGGGGCGCAGCACGGTCGTTCTGGTTGCTTCGTTGCAAGAGGCGCTCACGAAGCTGGAGGGACCGAAATCTTAGTCATGCTAGGCGACGGCTAGCCTAGTCATGTGTGACTAGCGAATTCCGACTAGAGTTGCAGCAGGGTGGTAGGGGGCAAAATGGAGATTGCAGCATTAAATGGGTTGTTGATGGTCGGCGTCATCGTGGCGTCGATTGCCGTTGTTCGGTCGCCTGCGCAGCGCCGGGTCGTCATCACGCTTGCCGCTGTGCCGCTGGCGTGCAGCATTCTAGCGCTGGTTGTTCTGGCGCTGCCGTTTGATTTGGCTACCGTGGAATGGGGCGGCGTTGCATTCCGCATCGGGGCGATGTGCGCCGCCGTGGGCATTTTGTACGCCGTGCGCCTGGTGCTGCGCAGTACCGGCAGTACCCGCTTTGCGTGGCGGCGGGGAACCTACGCACAGTACACGATTCGAGAGGAGTTCAACAATGAGCGGAAATAACGGGTTGGGTTGCATGTGGATCGGGGTGCTGGCCGTCGCCTGCATCCTGTTTGCTGCGTTTGCCTTCGGTGCGCCGAACGTCGGGGAGTTTGGCTTGAGTTGGGATAACTCGGCGGCGATAGCGCGTGAGGCCGGGCTGACGGATCGCGCACGTATCGAAGCCAACCGGGATATAAAGCTTGGCGAGCAACGCAGCGAAGCGGCGAAAACCATTGTTGGTACGTTGGCGATTCTCGGCGGCGTGGTAGCGCTGGGCTGGTCTGTGCAGCGCATCGGCGTAGCTTATGCCGCGCGTCCGCATCGGCCCGCCGTGCAGCCACCGGCGCAGATTGTCATCATGGCCGCGCCGTTGCTGAAGGCTGCGCCATCGGCAACCGTGGCGTGGGTAGAACGTCCAGACTTCACCGGCTGGGCCGTCGTCAATCCACGCACGGAAACGCTAACGCCGTTGCGCCTGACGGATTCGCAGCGCCGTCCATCTACCTGACCTATTCGATTTTGGAATAGGTCTGCAAATCGTAGGGTAATCGTATAGCAACGTATTGCAATATGCACTACAATGTATACAGGAAAGCAAACAGAGGGACTAGCAAAAGGAGCGAACAATGAACGCCACTCAGACCACTCAGACCACTCGGACCACACAGACCATTCAGACTGTTGAGACTGTTGAGATTGAGCAACAGAATCGCCAGAATGCACTGATAGTACTGGCGGCAATGCTCAGGGCACAGGCGGACTTCGCAGCTAAGACAATTGACGCAATCGGCAAGTAGCCCACCCACCACCCGGCGCACCCCGACGCCGGGCAACCGTAACCGACAGATTAGCAATAGGAGACACGACGATGGGCAACGAATCAGCAGTGCTTGCATACGTGGTGAAAATGGCAGAAGCCGTCCGCCTGCTCGAAGCCTTGAAACTCTGGACGGATGACATGGGCGATGTTCTGCCGGATGACGTAGATTGGGCGCACGTTGGCGACGCAACGCAGGTCGTCAGTGACTTGACCGACATTGCACAGTTCATCGGTGTTGTGCCGAACGAAGCGTGACCAAGTTACACCCGGCCAGCCGTGCAAGCCGGGGGAAGCGGAAAGAAGGGGACGCAAATGGACAAGCAAATTTTTGATACCCGCAAAGCGGCGCAAGATGAAATCATCAAAATGAAGGGATGGATTGCCAAGTCAGTTAAGATTGACACCGACAACGGGCAGAAGTGGGTCATTCAATGCGACGGCGACAAGTACCTGCGAGAGGATGGGTATGTCAGATGAGTCAACCATCCACATCATACCGACTGTCTGACTACACGGCCCGCCAGATTCAGGAGTTGGCGGCGCAGATGGGAACCACGGCCACGACGGTGGTAACCATCGCAATTGACCGGATGTACCGTGATTCGCAACAAACGCCAGTCCAGGCGCAACAGCCGCAACAGACGCAGAGAAGGCGCTTGAGGATGTACCGTGATTCGCAACCTGCGCCAGTCCAGGCGCAACAGCCGCAACAGGAGACGCAACCATGACACGGGTATTTGTGAGCATCGAACAGACGCCGGCGCAAGCCGACACGCTGATGTCGCAGTTCATTAAGAGCCGGCGAGGTGAGACGCACAGCGCAATGTCGATCATGCAACTCTGCACAAAGGTGTGGGGAATTCGCTATGACTGGCACGATTGGGCCGCCGTCTTCGTCACCATGTACGGCAACATGGAAGTGGAGATCATCGGCAACGATATGGACCTGACGCAATACTGGATTAAGTAATGTGACCAAGTGTCCAACCACCCACAGCGCCAGGTCAATCGATCTGGCGCTTTTCGTTATGTAAAGTCTACTGGTTGCCCGCCACAATCCTGAATCTTGCGTGAACGTTGCAGATTAGCCAGCCCCATGCGCCTATCGCCGTGCCCAACTCCAGGGACGCGAACACGTTGACCAGATCGCCACGGGGTATAACGGCAGTGGCGTAAATTGAAATGGAAGAAAGAAACATCCACAGCGCAAAACACGCCAGCCCGAAGATGGCCCAGCGCACCCCCACGACCACCAGCAGGCGCTTGCGGGTGTAGAGCAGCATGGCAACCTCTGTGATGGCCCACGTCGAAAGCGCCACCTGAGATGCCAGCCGAATCATCGAGCTATCCATGCGGCAAAGCTCCCAACCACGCCAGCAACGTCACCTGTGGCGTCGCCACCTGGCCGTGCCAACCACGTTGACCTCGCTCGACGTAGCCGACGGCGTTGACCTGCTGCTGTCCCGCCTGCTGGACCAGGCGCAAGCGTACTACGACGCCACGACACCCACCGCCGGCGGCAAGACCCAGCCGGCGGCCTACTATCAGGAAGGAGCAAAACCATGATGGCCACCACCGCCAACCAACGCATCGATGTCGGCGCCCTGCGCAACGGCGACGCCGTGCTGACCGCAGAGCCGGGGCAGGCGAGCCTCCGCCAACAAATTGCGTTGCATAGCATCCAGACCGACGGCGGCACCCAGATGCGCGCCGCGTTGAATGAGGAAACTGTGGAGGAGTACCGATCCTATATGGCCGAGAACGGCTGGGGCGATTTCGACCCTGTAGTCGTCTACTACGACGGGGCCGCATATTGGCTCGCCGATGGTTTCCATCGCATCGAGGCGTATCGAAAGGTAGGCGTCTCCGTTGGCGACACGCTGGTGCCCGCCATCGTGCACGCTGGCGCCCGCCGCGATGCCATCCTCCACGCCGCCGGCGCCAATGCGCGGCACGGTCTGCGCCGCACGAACGCCGACAAGCGCCGCGCGGTGGAAGCGCTGCTGCGGGATGAAGAGTGGGGGAAATGGAGCAACCCGGAGATCGCCAGGCGCTGCTCCGTAGATGAAAAAACCGTGCGCAACATCCGGGCCGATCTGGAGCGCACTTCGGAAATTCCGAAGTCAACCGACCGCAAGGGCGCCGACGGTCGCACGATCGACACCAAAAACATCGGCGGCAAACCGCAAAACTACCTTGCGGTCGATCAGATCATTCTCGCTTTGCGGCCTGTGCTTCTCAACGACACCGGCGTCGCCATCTGGGAGTGCGCCGCAGGGCGCAACCAGACCATGTTTGCCGCCTGCCAGCAGGCACTGGCGCCCGAGCGCGTGCGGCAGCACGAGCTTTACATGGCCCTGTACAAACTGGCGGAAGAGCGCGGCGTCGGCCTGTCGGGCAACGCCGTCAATGGCGCCCGCCCGCTACCCACTTGGGCACAAACCGACGGCGCAAACGTAGCGTCTACGCCTGTCCCAGCCCCACCACAGGGCGATAGCGCCGATTCGCTCACAACTCCCCTTGATGGCGTCTCAGACGACTACAGCGAAGAAGGCGTAGACCTAACCTGGGATCTGCGGCCGGACCTGCGCGCCGATGGCTGGACGCAGCGCGTCAGACCGGATGGCGAGATGGTCGCCAATCATCCGCGGCATGGTCAGTTGCTTGACCGAGAGTTCGACGGCAACCTGGTCGCCATGCATCGCAAAATGGCCGCGCTGACGGGAGGAGAGACAACTGACGAGCCGGAGGAGGATCAGCCGCTGGACGAGCGCCCCACGAATGCCGGCGAGATCGCCATCGCCTACAACGCACGGCGCGCCGAACATGGTGACGCCTGGGCCGCCGCTGTTGGCGCCCTGGGCACGAAGGCGCAGCGAGCCGAGTTGCTGGCCACCGCCATCAAGCCGTGGATTTGGGAGTACAAAGACAAGTACGACCGCAACTGGCGTGACCTGGCAGCGCATGGCAACCCATCGCACAGCAATAGCACCTTCTGGGACGACATCCGCAGGGAGATCGCTGCCCGCAAGCTGATGATTTCAGACAACGTACTGAAGGTGGCAATCAAACGGGCGTTCGAGATGCTCGAGGCGTCCACCGTGGAGAGAAACGAGGCGGAGCCTGCCGGCGACGAGAGTGAAACCGCCGCCCCGGTCGCAGAAGAGGCGACGCAACCGGCAGCGCCACCTGTGCCGTCCGACCTGGCCGCCGCCGGCTGGGAGTTGCGCGGCACCCCATACGGTCGCTATTACCTGGTCAACGAACGCACCAGCCAAAGCACTCGCTCGTGCGCGTCGGCGGAACAGGCTTTCGAGGTGGCGCGCGGGCTGGCAAGACCCCAGCAAGAAAACGCCGCCCCGGTCGCCGCCCCAGACGCCGCCCGGTCCACCTGGGCCTACTGGGAGGCACAGGGCTGGCGACTCGTGCGTGACAGCAAAGCGAATACCCTCGCCGGCGTGCACGACGCCACGGAATTGGCGACACCACTGGTGATCTCCGAAGCCGGCGTCATCCACTGGCTGAGCAGTGGCGGCGAACTGAACGAGGCAAACTATCGTGTCGCGATGAAACAACCGCCCTCGCCGGCCGCCGAGCGCAACGCGCGCGTCAAGGCCATGATCGAGACGCTGACAGCGGCGCGCGACCTGGTTGCCGAGTACGAGAAGACCACCGGCATCTACTCGCACAGCAACAACCTGCGCCAGGCCGTGCGGCCCATGATTGAGATGCTCGAGCGCAACTTGACGGACAGGGCGGCGGCATGAGCGTGCTTGTCGCCACGATGATTGTGCCGATGTGGGCCGAAAACCGCATCAGGGAACTCACGACGGCGCCTAGCGATTCGACCACGGCAGGCCAACGTCTGCCGTGGTCGGTGGGCATCATTATGGAGCCGCGCTTGCCGGCGCACTTGCTGCTGACTTCGCACAAGATTCTCATCCACGGCAGCGCGGAATACGAGACGCTTCTCGCCGAGGCGCTGGCGAGCGAGCCGCAACCCAACCCAACGGACAAGGGGAACACTCAATGACCACAGTAATCAACCCGCTGCGCAAGACCAACGCAGACGACGCCGGCGACACCGCCGCGAAGCCGCACATCGCCAGTGACGAACTTGCCGACCTGTACGCAATGGTCACGTCGCTGACCGTGCGCGTCGCCATCCTGGAGCGCGGCCAGGCGCACACCGACGCCGTCGTGCATCGGTATATCAACCGGGCGGAAGAAGAGGAGCAGCTATGACGCAGCCCGCCGACAGCGCAACGAATGGCAAGCCGCCAGTTCAAGAACTCTTGAGCGATTCAGAATTCTGGAGCACATTATCCGACGCTGAACGACAGCAACTGCGGGACATCGCCAGCCAGTTGGACGCCGCCACTGGCATGTGTGGCACGTCGCTTAGCGCAATCGTCGCCGTCGTGAACCCAAACAGAAAGGTGCAGTTATGATAAAACCCGCCTCCGACCTCATGGCATTCAACGTGCCCGCCCGCGGCCCGACAGATCTCATTGCCGAGGAGCAGGGCAGCGTCGGGCGCGTCGTGTTTGTGCGCTACAGCCGGCGCGGCGGCATCGTACTGGTCGTGTCGTATCCGCATAACGGTCAGACCAAATGCGAATGCGTGATTTACGGTGTGCAGTGGCTGCGCTGGTACCAGCATGTCGTAATCTCGACGCGCCAGGCTGCGCTGCTGGTCAATCGATTTTTTGACGACATGGGAATTACGCCATGAAAGCACTGAGTATCATGCAACCCTGGGCGACACTGATCGCCCAGGGCGCCAAGCGCATCGAGACGCGCAGTTGGACAACGTCCTATCGTGGCCCGCTGGCGATCCATGCTTCGAAGGGCCTGCCTGGTTGGGTCGCCGATGTAGTGCGCAGCGAGCCGCAGTTCACCGCTGCGCTGGGCAACCTGTTCGATGCACGCGGCCGGGTGCTGGGCGATTTTACGCGCGGCTGCATCATCGCGACATGCCAACTGGTTTCTGTGAAATTCATCGGGGCAAATGCGGAGGGGTGGGACTGGATTGGCCCAACGGGTCGCCTGTTCAGCTACCCGATCACGGATACAGAGCGCGCCTTCGGCGACTACACACCGGGTCGCTACGCCTGGCTGCTGGCCGACGTGCTACCGCTTGACGCCCCAGTGCCGGCAAAAGGCGCACTGGGTTTGTGGGAATGGGAGGTACTGCCATAAACCGCTTTGTTCGTAGGGGATAGACACGCATAGAACACCCGTGCTACACTGGGGTGTGTCGGCTGGATGCTTGAACATCCAGCCGACGTTGACAGACCTGTCGTTGCCAGGC